TGACTGGGGGTCAGGAGGTCGCGAGTTCGAATCTCGCCATCCCGACCAGCTTATTCCCTAGGGAATACTTCAATTTCACCCCAATTCATTAAGCTAACGGTTGACTGTGTAAACTAACTGCACAATTCCAACCTTAAGCTGGATTATGCTGAGATATGCTCAGATATGAGCCGCAACCTGTACTCGAAACCGTACTTTTCAGATAGCCCAATATTAAGCCGTACCTTCTTCAGCTTTTTTTCAGAATCATCAAAAACCTTAGCAAACAGCAGTAAAAACATTTGATCTTTTTTGTTGACAGTAGACACAGTAGACACAATACTAAGCGGGTCAACGGCAATAAGGCCAACGACATAAACACAGATATGAAAACAGAAACAAAAAAAGCAGTAAACCGACTGGCCCACTATGTTGAGGCCGCCGCCAACAAGACACTCCCCGCCGACAAGGATGCCGCTAAGGTTATTGCCTCTATCAAAGCTGACGGGATTACAGCCGGCGGCTTTGCACAATCCTCAGCAGCGACGGATCGCATTATGAAGTACGCTGAGGCCGCCACCTCAAGCCCTAACAGGGAGGTCGCATTCAGTTGGTCCGAGGGGAAAGGCAAAGGTAGCCGGTATTACTCGATGCAGTCTCACGTTGCCCGATTCGTTGTTCACCCCTACACCGGGATCGTGTCGGCCTACTGGTCCTACTGCAATCGTTGTGGGTCCGAGTGGCGTCTAATGGACGGCTTGGTTGAACCTTCTTATAACGACGCCACAATCGCAAAGATCGTCGAGAAGGTGCAGGAAGCCTTTAACCGCAATCCGGAGAGGATGCGGGTTGAGGTTGAAACTACGGTAAAAAGCAACTGAAAGGAAAACAGATATGTTAATAAACAAAAAGAACGTGAAGGAGTTCATCCTTCAGATCGCTCAGGACAAGGACCCTCGGGCAGCCAAGTGGAGCCGAGTCAGCTCGGAATCGTTGGACGTGGTTGAGGCTGCAGTGAAGCAGTGGATCAACGCGCACACAGAGCCCCAACATCTTCCGAGAGTTGGACGCACTATAAAGTTATAAGGAACACAGATATGACAGAAATAATTCAACTGAGTAGAGACGAGTATGATCACTTGATTCAACTAAGGTATGCTGAGTGCTCACAGTGCAAAGAGCCTTACCAGTTTCCAGAAATCGAGTGGAAGCTGGACGGCCCCGTTGTTTTGAACTTCGGTCACACCAAGATGCCGTCAAAGGATGATTGCCTCTTGGCTGTTGTTAAGTATTACGAAGAGCACCCAGATGAGCCGGCTTATTTCGGCAAGTCCACTCTTTACCAGTATATGATTGACCCGTCCAATCCCAAGGAGAAAAGGACAATTCATAAATATGAGTATTATATCCAGTGGGAGATGGCTTGGCTGGAAGCGGAGCGTCGTGCTCAACAAAAGGAAACACAGATATGAGAATCCCAAATAAGAAACAAATCGCGAAGCGGCTCAAGGAACTACCTACCGGCCGCTTTCAGTACCGCTGCGAGATCGGCGGCAAGACAAAGAAGCACAGCCCGGAGACTACTGACCGGCTGCTGGCTGCTGACCGTGTGAAGATCTGGCTGGAGGCTCAGGCCTCCGGCAATTTCGAGGCGGCCAGCCGGATCGAGCAGAAGGCCGTGAAGCCGGTGATGACAATCGCCCAGATCATCCAGATCTATGAGAGACTGGCCAACATTAAACACCGCACTGTGATCAACAACCTCAGTGCGTTCAGGACCTACTTGGGAGATAATAAACTAACAATAAAGGACCCGGTTAGCAAGCTAAATAAGTTGCAGGCCGAGGCTTGGATCCGGACACGCACCGGAAAGGGAGACGAGGAGGAGCAGGCCAAGGCTGCCTATTCAGCCAACAGCCTGCTACGTCAGGCCAAGTCGATCTTTAAGAAGGACCTCCTCCCCCACTACGAGCTGGGGGAGGGCTTCGACTTCCACCGGGTCAAGGTGACTGAAGCGAAGTGTGCTAAATTCAGGCCGGCAACTGACGGCCGTTACCGCAATGCTTGGCTACGGATCAACGCTCTCAAGGAGTCAGACCCACAGCTACACGGGGCTTTTATTCTGGCAGCAGCCTATGGCCTCCGCAACAGTGAGGCCGGCAAGGCTAAAAAGTCTTGGCTGCTTGAAGACTGTTTTGATGTTCGCCTGAGCAAGACAGACACAGACCGCCAACTGCCTTACCAGAGTGAAGGGGACAGGGAGCTGCTGCTCTCGATCAATCCTGATGGCGAGTATATTCTGGCCGGCACCAAGACCGAGCGGAATGACTTCGTTTGGAGGCGACTCAACAAGGTGCTCAGGTCTGTCGGCTTTACCGGCCAGAAAGGCGTCTACGAGCTCCGGAAGTATTTCGGGAGTCAGGTTGCCCTTCAGACCAAAAGCGTCTGGCAGGCAGCCCAGATGCTCGGGAACACCCCAGAGGTGGCACGTCAGCATTACGTTGGCCTGCTGGAAACACCTAAGTACAAGATTCAGAGAGAGGAGGTGGCATGATGATAATTTATCGTGCAGAGGTAAGGGGAGCGAGTGGGGGCCTTGTTAGGTTTGAGCACTTTAGGCACAAGTCTGAAGCAATTAGGCGAGCAGAATCATACACTGCTTTCCTGAATAAAGGTAAAACTGCTCAGGTTGTTCGCTTGGATCTGGGGAAACTGGATCACGTAGCAATCATTAAGCTCTTAAACGAAAACCTTTGCTGTTTAAGTTTTAAAAGCCAAGCGACAATCTGGAGTCATTTCGATATTAGAGAGGAGGTGGCATGATGCCTAAAGTCTACCGCCTGCTGGTCAAGGATTACCTCGTCTATGAAAAGAATTACTACGTCGAGGCCAATTCAAAAAAGGAAGCTGTTGAGAAGTTCAACGATGACTGTTGGTTTGACTCGGACCCAGTGAACGCTGACAGCGGGAGCTACATAGAGAAGAGCGTAGTGACCAAGGTTGACCCGTACAGGCCGCCAACCTTAAACAGCCTTGAAATAAGCAGGGTCTTCCAGAAGAAAGAGGAGCAGTAGCCGGACACCTAGACATAAATAAACTTGACAGCCTCCACCTGAAAAGGTGGGGGCTGTTTGTTTCTTAATTGTGATTAAGAAAGTCCTTGAAGAGCTTCCCGTTTACAGTGTAGACACTCCCCCGCTATGAAGTTGCTGCTTAACGCCGAGGTGGCGGAGGCCCTGCTGAACGCTTCCGCATCAACAGGAATAAATAAAGAGGATCTGCTAAAGCGATGTCTTGCTGCGTACCTTTTTGAACGCCTTGGCAGCCCCGGCTCTTCGGAGCTCCTCAGCCGCAACAACCTTGTCCAGATTAAGGCGAATACAATCCTCAACTAGCTGGGTCTTGGTTGAGCCAAGGTATTTGCAAGCAGCCTCAAGGAGCTCGTTCAGATCCGCTTCAAAGCGAAAGTGAACAACCTTCCTGTTCTCTTTTTTCTGCAGTTTATCAGCAGACACAGCCCCCACTGAGGGGCCTGTGTCTACGCAAAGCAAGATAAATCTTTTTTTTATTTGGGGCTTGCTTTTGTGTGTACAGTAGACACAGTGCCTCTAGTGCCGAGGAAGGCATAGCACTGTATGAATCAGGAGACTAGGAAATCTGTACACTATCGGCTCCCCCTGTTTACGAGGGAGAAGTTGAGGAAGCTGGCGAAGAGCTGGGACACTTCGATGACCGGGGTGCTGGTGAGGTTGGTCGAAAGGGCTAAGCTGTGAGCCAGTTCGATTACCACAGGACAACAATATGCCACTGGGCCTTTTGGGTTTTCTGCCTAGTGGCAGGCATCTCGGTCATCCTCCTCGCCTTCCTGTGATGACAACCCACATATCAGTCAAGGAGGCGGCACAGCGTTATAGCGTTTGCCCGGACACTATCCGGAGGGCAATCCGTAGCCATCAGTTGAAGGCCGTGAAGCTCACCCCGCAAATCGTCAGGATCCCCGTAAAGGCATTGGAACAATGGGCAAGATGAGCCGAGAGAAGGGGAAGAGGGGGGAGAGACGATTCAGAGATCTTCTACGGGATTTTGGCTTTCTCAAAGCCTACCGCTCCCAGCAGTACAGCGGGAAGAGCCCAGACGGCTCCTCTGGAGACGTTCAATGCCCGGAGCTTCCCAGCATCCACTGGGAGGTTAAAAACGTCGAGACCTTCCGATTGTGGGCCTCTCTGGAGCAAGCTATGAGAGACAAGGCGGCCGGCCAGATCCCAGTGGTGGCACACACTAAGAAAAAACACGGATTTGTGGTCATTCTCCCGGCTGAAGACTTTCTGAACATTTTGAGACAAAGCGATTTAGTGCAAAGCACAGTAAGAAGGCCCCAAGAATTTCAGTTCGATGAAGAGCTGGATAACGAGAGAAAGTAATAAGCAAAACAGAAACAAAATGATAATAACACAACCGAAGAAAAAAGAGTATGAGCTGGCCCCTGAGGGCATGATCAGTGCGGTATGCGTTGACGTGATCGATGTGGGCAAGGCTATGGGGCTGGAGGCCGACGAGTACGGCCGCTACTTGGTTCCCAGCAAAAACAAAACCTACAAGGCTAAGGCACGCTGCAAGTTTGTGTTTGAGCTGAAGGATAAGATGGAGGACGGGAGACCGTTCACACAGTACATCGATATGCCGGCCAGCTTGTACAAGCCACAGCCGGGGCAGTCTGGTCAGACTGCAAAGATGCGCGATTACCTCGATAACTGGGGGATCGAGCTGCCGGCCGAGATGCCGGCGGAGTTTGACCTGAAAGACCTATTGCTGGGCAAGCAGGCCACCCTAAGGATCAAGCATGAGCCTGATGCACAGGGTCGAGTCTGGGCCAACATCAGCAGCATCAATCCAGCTACGGAGACAGTGGAACCCAGTGGTGAGCACGATGCTCATGCAGCTCGTGAGAGGATTAGGGACAGAGCCCTGAAGAACACTATTGCCGAGGCTGTCACGGCCTCAACGGAAGGGTGACCGATGATCATTGTCACTCCAGAGCGTAAAAAGCCACAATCGGGAGCTCACTGGTACACTATCAGTGGGCTCCCGGCTCACACACAGCCGGGGGGTAAGAACACCACTCTGAGGCACGCCAGAGAGCAGAACCTAATGCCCTCTGTTACCTCGATTATTGGCCAGCTTGATAAGCCCCAGCTCAGCAAGTGGAAGGAGGATAAATTTATTACAGCCTCGTTCGACAATCCCCCTTTCGAGGGGGAATCAGTGCAGGATTACAAGGGCCGTATTCACCAGATCATCAAGGACGAGCAGACGGGGATCCTCGACTTTGGCACCAAGGTCCACAAGGCGATTGAAGACGTGAACAACGGCACCTTTGACGAGAGCAAGGATCCTGAGCTGTTCCCGTTCGTAGAGCCGTTTATTCGCTGGTCAATGAGCCGCATCAGGAAGACCAAAAAGGCCGAGATGATCGTCGTCAACCCGAAGTACGGCTACGGTGGGACAGTGGATCTGCTGTGTGTTTTACGCAATGAGGCCAGACCTGTCACGATCATCGATTTCAAGACCCAGAACGTGAAGAAGGGTAAGGTGAATTTTTATGAGAGCTGGGTCTACCAGCTCGCAGCCTATCGCAAGTGTTTCAAGCCTGTTCCCCAGTGTATGAGCCTTGTGATCAACAGTAACGAACCTTCGCCTTGTGTCGAAAAGATTTGGTCCACCAAGGAGATCCAAGCCGGCTGGAGGATATTCCAACGGCTCTGTCGTGTCTGGCAGGATGTACGGGGCTACCGGCCCCTGCCGGTTGAGGACGATGGCACAGTGTTAAGGACACAGTATGAAACCTAAAAAGAAGAATGATAATCCTCGAAAAGCCACCAGAAAACGCAATTCAATTCAGCCACCCTTGCCTGACAACAAGCGAGGCGTGGATAATCGAGAATATGGTGAAGGATTTCGAGGCACAGGGGAGAAAGTACTGCGTCACAAGGGAGCAGAGGAAGCTGAAGGGACAGCCGAGGGACTATCTGATTCTTTGGAAAGTCCTGTAGGTAGCAAGAGCTGGCCACCTGTTCCTCCGCCGGCTCTTCATGAGGCTTATGACCTCATTGAGGCGGCTACAGCCTTCTGGGGGCTACCTTCGGACAGCATCGTTGGCACCTGCAAGCGTCAAGACATCTGTTGGCCAAGATTCGTATGCTGCTACCTCCTGAGAAACAAGGGGATGAGCCTGAAGGCAATTGGCAGGGTGTTGAATCGTGATCACGGTGCAGTCAGCAACGGCATCAAGCAGTTTGAACTGCTCACAGAGCTCTATCCCGCCTACAAGCTACAGGCCAAGGATTTCGATAGGTTCTGCTTCAAGATGATCAGTCAGAAACAAAAAAACTATAAACTTGGATCGGTAATTACCTAAGGGACAGGTCTTTAAGTGCATTTATTTCGTAATATAGTAGATAATAATAGATATATATATCTATACAGTAGAGTAATAGTAGATATCTATAGAGTAATAATAGATAATAATAGATATATATATACCCCCCTAAGTAGATAATAATAGATAACAGTAGGATATTATAGCTAATGACAGATACAGTTGATAATAATAGGATAAAGGTAAAGGTAGTCGAAAGAAGTTCCAAAGAGATCTGGACGTATGAGCGACAGGCAGAGCTCCTTGCCTCCAGACTTAAGGAACTGGAAGAGGCTGGGATCTACTGCGTCAGCGGCCAGAATATCATCAGGCCGGAACATAGGGCAGAGTACAGACAGCTCAAGGATGCTATCAGCAACTTGAAGCAGAAGGCCGCCGGCATTGTGGATCCCAAGCCTCAACCAGATCCCACCAGCATACTCAGCCGGCCCAAGAGACCAAACAGGAAGCCTATCAGCGATGAAGAGAGGGAGAGACTGGTGGCTGAGTTTAGGAGACTAAGGGAGGAGGCAGGCCTCTAGGGGCTTTTTGTACTGTGAGCACTGTGACGACACTCAAGGGGAATAAAAGAGGCTTAGAGGTGCCTTCAGGGCTCAGGAAAGGATGCTACAGCTTTGGGCAGAGCAAACAAAGAGACCAGCACGATGCTGGGACGCTGCCTCTCTCGGTATCAGACCGGGCAAAGGGATGTGCCGAGAGGAATTTAACAGCTCAACAGGCTCGGCCCTCAAGTCCACTATCCTCTGGGTGGCGGTAAAAATTCAATTGGAGTATATCATTCAAAAAACCGAGCCAGTTGAGCGACTTTAGAATAATGACAGCAAAGAAGAAGAAAACAGCAAAGAAGAAGAGGCTGCCTCGTAACGTCAAGATGACAGACGTTGCCGTGGCAGATATGAGCGAGAAGGAGCGGATCGAGAGAGCTCAGCACCTAGAGACAATCCACCTGCCAAAGAGCTGCATGACGCTCAGCAGGGACATTGCAAGAGGTAAGGTGAAGATGGGGAGACCAAGCGATTATACGCCGGAAACAGTCGAGTCCTTGCTGAGATTTGTAGCTGCTGGTCTGCCACTGGAAAGAGCTGCTGCTGGTGCTGGGGTCAACCTTGATACGTTGTACGATTGGAAGAAAAGATTCTCTGACTTTTCCGAGGCAGTCGCACACGCAGAAAGTCAGTATGCAAACCTTTGCCACATCACGATAAACGAGCAGATCATTGGAGGAGACGGTCATTTAGCTTTGAAAACCTTACAATCTCGTTTTAGTAAGGATTATTCCACAAGTAAGAAAGTTGAGATGCAGACGATGAGCTTCAGCTCGACAGTCTCACCGGAGCAACTGCTGGAGATGCAGCAGCAGCGTAGGGAGCTTGACTCCTCATCTGATTACCAATCAGACGGTATAATCGATATTACTGAGGAAAACGAGCAGGTCAGTAGTCAAAGTACGGCTTTGGGTACGGCTGAGGGCTCGGACCCTGATGCTGAAGGGGGAACAATTGCCTCAATTAATCCCCCTGAGCAGACAGACCCCACCGACCCCCAGAAGGGGGAGGGGGGAGATCCCAGCCCCCACCCCCAAACTAACCCTCGCACACTGGACCCTTCTCTGGACTCCCCCCCAACAACAGCACCTACAGGGGGAGAGCTGTATTGCCTTACCTGCTCCAGTTGGATCGGGGTGGAGGAGGCTGAGATTACTGGGAGCTGGCAGGCTGACGGGAAGAGCTATGTAAACTACACCTGCCTGAAGTGCGGTGAGGCCGGGATGAGTCCGGTGAAGGACAATGAATGATCAACCTTGGTTACCACTTCATGCTGATCACAGGTTTCTGATTTGGTTTGAGTTTGGGGGAGTGAGTTACAGGGGGGAGGCTATAGTGAGGAGAGGAGTGGAGGCTGTGGTGGAGTTTAGCCCGGTGATTCACGAGGACTTGCGGGAGGCGATTGGGGAGCACTTGGTGGACTGGCGGCTGGAGGTGGCCCTTTGTCTGGGGGGAGCAGGGTGCCAGTGGGAGTTTGAAGAGTGGGAGTGATAGAGGAGTTGTGTGAGAGGTTTGGAGGCAGGGAGGTCCCTGAGTGGTACCTGAGCCTGCCGAGTGATTTTTATGAGAGTTACCCACAGGAGGGCTATGTGAGGCGAGACAAGGAGAAGGAGCTGGATGCGAGGTATTACTGGCTGGAGAAGGCGACTGAGTTGCTGACGCAGCCCAAGCCGGACAAGGGGATGATCAGGACGGCGATAGAGGGCAACCGTGTTGGCAACCCGAAGATGGCGGAGCGATTGAAGGAAAGGCTGAGGTTGCTTAGATGAAACAGTTACTCTTTGGTTTACCTCAAGGCGTGCCGACGGAATTGAGGGAGGAGGCGGCACGCAGGGAGACCGAAGCGGTAACGGCCTACATTCGCCACGGGGTGAGTCAGGGCCGGTTTTATTACTGGAACAAGAGCGGGGCTCTGATGAGCCGGCTGGACGGGGTTCTGGTTGAGGGGAATGCCTTGGTGAAGGCGGTGGAGGTGAAGTGGCGGAGGTTTAACTGGGATGAGCTGGTTGGCCCGAGGAAGGGGGAGCTGATGATCCCGGCTGACAAGGTTCTGGCGGGGCAGGCATTTGCGTACTTGTTCAAGTTACCGACAATGTTGTTGACGTTGCTGGACGACTGTCTGGTGGCCCAGATGATAGTGAGTGAGAAGGGGGAGAAGTTAAATGTATTGAGGGAAGCGTATGAGCAAAGTGACAAATCAACAGACGGCGGCAGGATCTACAGGGACAACTGTTATATCGGGATCGAAGGGGCGGAACGGATCGCAATCGGACTGTGACGCTTTTTCTAGGAAGATCTTC